GTCTATGGCTCTCCAGTTTAAGACCTTCTCAGTGCAGTCCTATAATAAGCGTTTCGTTAAACTAATGAACCGCTGGGAAGAAGAGGGTAACCTTGCTGCATTGAATAGCTATCTCACCTCTAGTGCTCTTACAGGTGCAATTACGTTAGCTCAGGTTAACCTTAGAGCCTTGGGTATGGAGGATGAAGCTAAAGAGCAGTACCTTCAGAACACCTTAGGTATTGGCTCTATAGATGACTTGAGTGACCCTGATGCACTTACTACATTCTTGATGCAGGCATTCTTTAATAGAAACCCCTATACAGCCTCTAT